TTCAACTTCTTTAAATTGACTTGAGTTCATTGAATCTAGAAAGTCAGTGATTTCTTTTTTGGAGCAATCAGCGGCTGCCCATACCTCTTCCTGATTATAGATCTTACTGATACATGAACCAATCAAATCAAACGATTGATCCATTGGGTTCTTTGAGGTATCATTCGGATCAAAATTGTTTTTAATAAACTCATTCAGTGAGGGATATTTCAACTCCATCATTAAATCATTATCAAGTTTAATCTGGTTTGAATGACCTTCAGGTTTTTGAACCTTTATGTCATCAAGGTTAACCGATACACTCACTTCAGTTTCGTTATCATCAGGACATATTAAGTTGACATCAATATCTTCACCAACTGATTTACCACGGATGTTTAAAAACAAATACTCAATATCAAATGTGGGAAGAGACTCAACTTTTATACCTTTTGTCAATATACAAGCACGAATTACAGCTTTGATCGCATTTGTAATTTGTTTTGTATCTTCACTTTCAAGCGCAATGACAAGGAGTTTCTCCTCTTTAACTAAGAATGGTCTGTATTGTATTGTCTTTCCTGTCGATGGTAATTCAAGTTCATAACTTGGTGTTGCAATTTTTGGTAATGGCATAATGTTATAGTTCAGTAAGTTTATTTAGTAGGTTATTCGATAAGAGTTTCTACGAATCCTCCTGATTCAATGATGGCAGCATCACGACGACTTAAACCAGTATCATCAACCAGAGCACTTACATTTCTTCTTCTTGTGAGTCCTCTATCTAAAGAATTTGCAAACCTAGTAAGGATACCTGCAGGAGCTTTCTCTATAAAGTATCTTGAGTAAGCCATACCAACTGTGCATTTGAGAAGATTTGATGCATCATATGAAACGGGCATTGAATTGATTGCAAGTGGAAAACAATTCACAAACTTATATGTGATTGGTTTTACTTTTCTTCTTGAATCTAAATTTTTTTCAAACTTTGTTATTTCTAATGACGAATCTTTTTGATACTGATCTGGAAACTTCACTCTATAAGAATATTTTTGACTAGCAACATTTTCACTAACGCTTGTACCCGCGATAAAGTTCATCCATGCTTCAAAAAATCTGATCGGTAAATATTGATCCGCATCACAGTAAAAAGTAAGATTGATTTGGTCATCATAACTTCTTCGATACACATGTCTCTCTCTTACACCCGGAAGATTATTATTAATTTCTGATGTTAAAAATCTTGATCCGGGAAGAGTTGTCTCAGAACAAAGTAAGTTTAATCTACCTTGATCTAAGTTTAATCCTATTTCTGATTTAAATTTATTGAACCTTGGATTTTGAAAAGATATACTCACCTGAAAATGAGAAGTTGTTGCAGGGTTTAACAACTGTGCTTTCACTTGAGATATCGATTTTCTTTGCGGTTGGATGATAGCCATATATAAATATAGATTGACCTTGTATATTATGTAGGCAAGTTATGGGCGAGAGTATCAAAA